TGGGACACAAAAGGCCGACGAAAGGAGCCGCGGCGCCACGTGGTCCCGCTGCTGGCGCCCGCGCTGGCCGCACTGGATGAACTCGCCCCAGCGCGCGCGGGTGAGTTCCTGTTCACCGCGAGCCAAGGTGCAGAGCCAGCGAGTTATTCAGGGTGCGCTGCGGCGGTGCGCGAGGTCTGCGCCGCGATGGCGAAAGCCGAAGAATTGGACGCGGGCAAAGGGTCGTTCACCATCGGCGACCTGCGCCGAACAGTGGAAACCCGGCTCGCCGCTGCTGGCGTATCGGTTGACGTGCGCGCGCAGCTGCAAAGCCATGGCCTTGGGGGCGTACAAAGTCGATTCTACGACCGCCACGACTGGGCAGCCGAAAAGCGCGCGGCCCTCGAAAAACTGCACGAGCTACTGACGGGCACGGCGGCTACTGGCCGGAACCGGCGCGCGCGGAAGGGGGCGAAATGAGCGACCACCGGACCCGCGCCCGGCTAGCACTGCGGAAGGCCGGAATGCTGCCGGTCACGCCGCAGCCCGGCTGTCCCGACCTGCCCGAAGTCCTGATCGACGGTGAGCAATGGGCAAACCGCGCGGAGTTTCTGGCAGCGGCTGAAGCGGCATTCAAGGCAGGTCACGGACTGGCCGCGCTTCTCGCGCTGGAAGTGTGCGCGCAATGTGCGCCGGCCGATCCCCTGCCCCGCTGGCTGTTGAGCGCGCTCAACACTGCATCATGGACTTGGCGCGAGGGCATTACCGACTCGCTGGAGGAAGGCCTAGGCGCGTCGCTTGGCGGCGCGAAACACCGGGACGCGACGATGCGCGCGAGAGCGCATGGAGGCCAGATGCTGATCGACGCGTTGCGCGAGATCAGCGCGGGAAAGCCGATTGATGCCGAGTTATGGGAACGCGTCGGAAAACCCTACGGGCTGTCATCGCACACCGCAGAGCGCACGGTGCGCGCGCTGGCCACACGATCCGGGATTGATCTGAAGAAGCGAAATGGCAACAGTTCGTAACTAGCAACCTGAATCGACTCGCTTTCTGGCTTATACAAAGTGCGAAATGGACATAAGACTTCGCACCCGACACCGCGCAGTTCCGCGCGGCAGCCGGAGCGATCAAGATGGCCCAACAGCAACAGTCGCGCGCCCAACGAGGCCGCAAGAAACTCTCCCGAACCCCCGACCCTGCGGCCCGCGTGTGGCGGCTTCCGCAGGTCGCATCCTTCACGGCCAAGTCCAGAAGCCAGCTTCTGCGCGACATTGACGCGGGCAGGTTTCCGCGGCCGATTCGCCTAGGCGAGCACGCCGTTGGCTGGCTGCGTAGCGAGGTCGAGGCATGGCTGAACGCACGGGTCGCCGAGCGCGATCAGTCAGGCGCCCGATGAACCGCCCCGAACATCCCGCCATTGCCAGAATGCGCGCCTTGTATTTCGGCAGCAGCCCGCCCGCAGTCGCCGTGCCCGCGCTGGTCAATCGATTGTTGTCATGCCGCGTTGCCGGCCCGGCGCTGACCGTGCGCATTGCAACGCCAGCCGGAGAACTGGCGTTCGACGTGACCGGCGCCGACGACCACCGGCTCTCTACACTCAGTGCGGCAGACCGCGCGCAGGTTCACGCGGCGCTTTCGGCCCTCAGGGGCGAAGGGGGCGCCGATGGCTGACCGATCAGGCGACGCACAAAAAAGCCCGGCTGGCGGGCCGGGCTTCGAGACAACGCGCGTAACGGAACAACCGCCGCAGTGTAGCCGTCCAGACGTTCAGACGTCTAGCCGTCCGCGTCGCTGCCCATGGTTCGCCGACGTGCTGCGACTGTCCGCCAACCCAGCGCCCGAGCGCTCCGCATGGCGCTGGACTGCCGTGATTTTCGCGGGCTCCCGCGCATGGGATGCCGCGGCACCGATCCGGGCCGCTGGAAGACGCGCATGCACCTTGCTTCCGCCCGGCACCGATCCGGCGGCCGTGATCTGGCCGCGGGTCTCTGACTGGATCGGCGACGCGGGCGACTTGCCGACCGAGCAAGCGCTCGAATTGGCCCGCTGTCTGATCGATTCCGGCGCGGCGCGCGTGCAGCTGATCGGCCAATACATCCGGCCGGCGGTCGTCATGGAGGTGGCCGCATGAACGCCGCTCGACTGCCACACGCACGACGGGAGCCGGTCGCGCAGCGTGCACCGCTTCCGCGGTTCGAACTGGAGCACGGGACCGACCGGCGCCCTGGCGTCTATTGGATCGGCGTCGACGTGGACCGCGAGACGCACGAGGACCGCGCGGCCGCGCCTGTCTGGATTTGCTCGCCGCTGCACATCCGCGCGCTGACACGCGATCAATCGGGCAGCGAATGGGGGCGCCTGCTGGAGTGGACGGATGCAGACGGCCGAAGGCACCGATGGGCGATGCCGTGCGAGCTGCTGGCGGGCACTGGCGAGGAACTACGCGCGGCGCTTCTGCGCGGAGGCGTCCAGATTGCCAGCGGATCGAATGAACGGCGTCGGCTGGTGGATTACATATCCTGGGAGCGGCCCGAGATCACGGCCCAAGCTGTGAACCGGACCGGCTGGCATGGCCCCGCGTTCGTCTGGCCTGATCGCACCGAGGGCGACTCACTGCGCGAGCCCGTCTTTTTCCAATCCGCCAGCACTGACGGGCTACGGATCGGCAGTGCCGGGACCCTCGACAGCTGGCGCGCCGAAGTGGCCGAACGATGCGCGGGAAATAGCCGGCTTGTCTTGGCACTGTCCGCCGCCTTTGCCGGGCCGTGCGTTGGACTGGCAGGCGCAGACGGCGGGGGCATCCACTATCGCGGGCCTTCGTCCACCGGAAAATCAACCGCACTGCGCGTTGCCGCAAGCGTCTATGGCGGGCCTGATTTTGTCCGGTCATGGCGCGCGACTGACAACGGGCTAGAGGGCACCGCAGCACTACACACTGACTTGTTGCTTTGCCTCGATGAACTCGGCGAGCTGCCCGCAAGAGTGGCGGGAGCGACCGCCTACATGCTGGCAAACGGCGTCGGCAAGAGCCGAGCTGCGCGGGACGGATCACCGCGCGCCACGGCGACATGGCGCGTGCTGTTTCTGAGTTCCGGCGAGGTCGGGCTCGGGGATCTGATCAGCGAAGCAGGTGGCCGGTCTCGTGCTGGCCAAGATGTCCGCATCCTCGACCTGCCGGCCGATGCGGGCGCAGGGCTCGGGATGTTCGAAGCACTGCCACACGGCACGAGCGCCGGCCGCTTTGCGGAAGCCCTCACCAGCGCCGCATCGACACACTACGGGCACGCGGGCCGCGCCTTTATCGGCTGGCTCGTCGATCGCCATGCTGAGGCCCGCGAACAACTGCGCCGCGTGCGCGATGCCCTGGCGGAAACGCTCGCGCCTGATGGATCGGCGGGACAGGTCCGCCGCGTGGCGGCTCGCTTTGCGCTGATTGCAGCAGCCGGCGAGTTAGCAACCGATGCCGGTCTTACGGGCTGGCAACCGGGCGAGGCCAGCCGGGCCGCTGCAGTTTGCTTCCGCGCGTGGCTTGCATCGCGCGGGACCACCGGCGCCGCAGAGCCCGCCGCCATGATTGCGCAGGTTCGAGGATTCCTTGAGGCGCACGGGGAAAGCCGGTTCTCTCCCGCCGAAGGTGACGCACCGCGAACGATCAACCGCGCCGGTTTCCGCCGGCAGGGGCCAGACGGCGACGAGTTCCTAGTTCTGCCCGAAGTGTTCCGTTCCGAAGTCTGCCGCGGCTTTGACTTCCGCGCAGTCGCGCGAGCGCTGGCAGACGTCGGCGCACTCATGCTGGACGCGGACGGCACTTGCACGCGGAGCGAGCGGCTACCGGGAATCAAAAAGGGGCGCGTGTACCGCATCGGTCCCGCGATCTGGAGTGCTAGCAATGATTGATCTGGATCGCATCTTGGCGGCCGCTGTCTCGGTTGTCTCGGTCGGTCCGCTGCGAACCGAGACACCCGGAACCCCCGAGAATCGCGGTGTCTCGGCTGTCTCGGCTGTCTCGACACGAATTACGCCACCGGAGCACAGAGCGGAGCATCCAGCATCGGGCGCCTGTGGAACGGCTCGCGCGACCTGTAGAACTCACCGAGACAAACGAGACAACCGAGACACCAGCAAACTCGCGGCCTGCGCTGTCTCGGTTCTCAATCCGACAACCGAGACTACCGAGACAAGCCGCATTCACCGCGCGTGGCGCGTGACGCTCGCAGACGGAACGCGACTCGTTGCGGTACGCCCAGCAGGCGCGACGCGAAGCCAGATCCTCGAAGCATGCGCGGATCAATTCGGCCCAGTGACCGGCATTGAGCCGGCAGAGGTGGCCCGGCCATGAGCGCACACGAAACCAGACCGCCAGCATCACCCGCACTGAACGACATTGACCGCCGCGCCCGAGAGCTGGCCAGCCGGCTCGAAGCGTCTGGCCATTGGGTTTCACCTGACGGCCGCGTGAAGGAAGCGACCGCCGCGCACATTCTCGGCGTGACTACGCGAACCCTGGCGCGATGGCGCGAGGAAGGAACCGCCCCGCCATTTGTCGCAGTCGGCCGCGCGCTGAGGGCTTGGTATGTCCGGGTCCTGGAAAGCAAAAAGGTTCACCACGCATCGGAGAGCGCGGTATTCGCCAGTTTTCCGGTGCCCAGGCCCTCAGCATCAGAACTCCTGTTCGTGTGTTCCAGTGCGTGCATTGAACGCTATCGAGTGAGGCACACGTGAGCATGCAATTTTCAATCAGCCAGATCGCCGAAGGACTCGGCGCCGACCGCAAAACGGTGGCGCGACGACTAGCCGAGTCTGGCGCGCAGCCTTCCGGCAAACGGGCAGGCTATCCCGTGTACGGGCTCACCGAGATCATCAGAGCGATGGCCGATCACACCAGCCAGAACGCTACCGGGACCGATCCTGACCGCATGCAGCCATTCCAGCGCCGCGCCTGGTTCCAAAGCGAACTAGCCCGCCTTGAGTTGGAAACAGCGAAAGGCGACTTGATGCGCCGCGAACACGTGGCCGCAGCTATCGGGGCAATTTTCGGCCCGATGATTCGCGAGCTTGAAACCCTCAGCGACCGGTCAGAGCGTGATCTGCGAATCAGGCCTGAGCTTGTCGAGTACATCCGCCGCGAAGTGCGTGCGACTCGCGAGGCGATGGCCCGAGCACTTCAGGCTGCGCGATTCTCCGACATTGCAAAACCGGCCGACAAATTGACCTGAAGGTCAGAAAATGGCACGATCCGCTACGCAGAAAGTCGGCGACGCAGAAGCCCGTGAGCACTCCGGGTCGATTCCGCCGATGGGAGGCAGCCCAGAAGGGCGCCGGACGCATAGGCGCGGCCATCCAAGGCCGCAACCTGTCCGCGCGCCTGATGCGCCCGGACGAAACCGAGGCGCACCAATGAAAACACAATCACGAACACTGCGATTGGACGCGCGTTCCGCCGATGCTGAATCGCGAACGATTCGCGCAACCCTGAGCACCGAAAACCCGGTGGACCGATTCGGCGAAGCCGAGATTCTGGTTCACGACTCAGCCTCGATTGATTTCGAGCGAGCCGCAAACGGCCTGCCGCTTTTGTTCGCCCATGACCAGCGCGAACCGATCGGCCTAGCCGAGGATGTCCGGATCGAAAATCGCGAGCTGAAAGCGACATTGCGATTCAGTCGGAACCCCCGTGCCGAGTCAATCTTTCAGGATATCCAAGACGGGACGTTGCGACACGTCAGCATTGGCTATCACGTCCTGGCGACCGAGCAAACCGAAACCGGATACCGCGTCACGCGATGGAAACCCGTTGAAGCATCCGTCGTGAGCGTGCCAGCAGATCACACCGCCCAGATTGGAAGGACCATGCCATACGATACCGAAACCGAGCAATCCCTGAGCCGCAGCCAGCGGCGCGCGATCCGTGAACAGACCGAAGCCGAACACCGTGCCGAAGCTCGCGCAGCGACAGCCGAGCGGTCGCGGATCCAGGGCATCGCCGAATCCGTCCGGGCTGCCGGGCTGGATGAGGCACTTGCGCAGCAGATGATCGAAGATGGCACCGCGCTTGACGCGGCGCGCGCCGAAGTCCTGCGCAAGCTCGCCGAGCGTCCGGCGCCGCGAATGCCGACCGTCACCCCGGGCGATTGGATCGCGAGGGACGTCACGGCATACGATGGGCGTCGAGCCGCGATGGTAGCCGGGCTCGCGATTCGCTGCGGCCTGCGAGCGGAGCACGAGGGAAGGCAGTTTGCCGGGCTGAGTTTGGTTGAGCTGGCCCGCCAGTGCCTCATGGCGCGCGGTTCGGGGGTAAATAGTCGCAGCACTAGCGAGATTGTGTCCCGCGCGCTGTCCTCAAGTGATTTCCCGCTGCTGCTCTCCGGGCTGACCGGAAAAGTCTTGCAGAACATGCGTGAGGCCGACCCCGCATCGCATCAGGCATGGGTGAAGTTTGGCACGACACCCAACTTCAAGAGCAACACCCGCCCGGCGCTCTCGAGTGCGCCCGGATTACTGGAAAAGGCCGAAGGTGGAAGCGTCCAATACGGCGCACTTGCAGAACGCGGCGAGGCGTTCACGGCGAAGCGCTACGCGCGAGCGATCAAGATCACTCGCGAAGCAATCGTGAACGATGATCTGTCAGCATTCACGACCGCGGCCCGTGGGTTTGCTCAGGCAGCGCTGCGCCTGGAGGCCGACCTCGCATATGCGCAGCTCACGGCAAATCCGGTCATGGCTGACGGCAACGCGCTGTTCCATGCGAGCCATGGCAACCTGATGACGGGCGCGAGCACGGCGTTTTCTACAACGTACGCGCTTTCAGCCCTCGGCGCCGCTCGCGCAATGATGCGTAAACAGAAAGATCCGGCGGAACAGGGCTATCTTGACGTGAAGCCGCGTTTTCTGTTGGTCCCGGTGGCGTTGGAAACACTGGCAGAATCAATCATCGCCAGTCTTGCGCGCGTCGATTCTTCGAACTCGGCGGTCAACAACCCGGCTTGGATTCGAAGCCTTCAGATTGTCGCCGATCCGCGCCTGGACGCATCAAGCGCGGCCTATTGGTATCTGGCGGCGGACTACGCGCAAACCGATACGGTCGAGATCGCGCACCTTGAGGGCACCAGCCGCGGATTCACTACCGTGGAAGAAGTCGATTTTGATTCGGACGATCTGAAGATCAAGGCGACATGGGAAGGCGGATGCGCGGTCGTCGACTGGGCCGGCCTGCTCCGCAGCAATGGTGCCTGACGTTTGTCGGATCGGGGGGCGCATAGCCCCCTGATCGCTGGTTCGAATCCAGCCGCCAAGCCGGCGAGTGGCGTCAAACCCCGGCAGCCGGTGCGCCTTTCCTCTTGGCGTGAGCCGGCATCCTTCGCTTGTGAGTCGCTAGCCCGCATGGCACGAGGGCGAGGACCGAAAGAGAGGCGCACAGCGAGAAGCAGGCACCATCTAGGCACCAGACCAACAGGCACCGAAGGGGACTTAACGGGGGGCGTGCTAACTTGCTGATTTTTATCGCTTTAATGGTGGCCGGGGACGGAATCGAACCGCCGACACGGGGATTTTCAATCCCCTATAGTCTGGTTTCATGCGAGGTCAAGCAATTCCAGGCACATCGCTAAGTCACTGTATAAAAGCGCTTTGTTGTTTATCCCCGTGTCATGCCGTACCATGGTGTCTCGTGCCAACTAGGCACCATCTAGGCACCAGAACTGACACGGGGACAAGAAAATGAGCACGGGGACTAGTCAAAAAACGATCACCGCTCGTGATCTGGCAAGGCTCGAACTAGGCACCTGGGCGACCGATCCGGGCGACCGCGGAGCCGGCCGATTCCAGGCACGACGAACCCTAGGCGGTGTCACTTTCTACTATCGCTTCACGGGCTCCGCGGGCACACAGCAGCGAATCCCGATCGGACCCTATGACCCGGACGGGCGCAGCGGCCTGACGCTCGCGAAGGCGCGTGACAAAGCGCGCGAACTCACCCGGCGCTATCTCGCCGGCGACCGCGATCTAAGGGACACGCTGGCGCAGGAAGCCGACGCGCGCAAGGCAGCGCGTGAC